TAACGCCCCTTTAGATCGTTAATAGTGTCAACATACCAAGGAGCGGTAATACGCATGTCAGGGAGGCTCTGAGAGGTCTCTGACGGTGTTATACGGACAACAGGCGGGTTAACTTCTTCAACAAAGACCGAATGATAGTCTTTTATGGCTTCATCTAGCTCTACTTTAACCCGATTATCAATTAATTTTTGTTCAATCCACACAAGAAAGGAAAGAAGAAGGTGATCCAACGGGGGAACACCTGTCTTCCAAGTTTTATAGAGTGCTTTAAACTCGTTTAATCTAAGTTCTTTGACCACATTGCTTCAGATACGTTAGGAAGGTGTTGATAAAGGAGATCTTGTACTTGTGCTGCTATCTGTGCGTGTTCTTTTTGAGTACCATTAGAGGTACGGAGGTCACAATAATGCAACCAAGACCTAATTGTACCATTCATATAAAGTTTAGTAGGAGCAGCCATAGGCAACACCTCTCTTGCACACTCTCTAGCGACACCAGCTTCCAACAACTCCTCATACAGAAACATGCTAGATGCAAAGTGTTGATCAATACAAGCAATCAAACTCTCAAGTCGTTCTTTATCTTCACCAGTTGCTTGGATACTGTTCTGTCTATTTTTGTAATCTTGTAGACGGAGTTCAGGGACTTGTGGATTATCTATGACTTTAGCATACCGTTGAGAGAACTCTTGAAAGGAGAAGGAACGATGACGAAGGATTTGTGCTGCTACACTCCTAGTTGTTTCAATAGACACACACATGTTCACCATCTCAAAGGGAGACCAATGTTGATGATCAATAAGATACTTAATTAGTTTAGCACTAGTCTTAGTGTTTGATTGATTGGACGGGTTAGAGACCCTAGCCATGTAACTAATTAGATCTTCAGCGTTAGGAGTAATGTGTACAAGAGTGGCGGTATGAGTCATTTAGTGTGGTGATCGTTTTGGTAGATGGAAGAAGCAGTGATATCATCCCAAGTTGTTGGGATATAACGTTTACGAGTAGATACTGGATATTCATTATCCAAGTAATCATTACTAACTCTCACTTGTTTTAACTCATTAAATGTTTGAGGGTTACGGAATTGATTATAACGTGGTTGTTTACGATATGTTCTACTCATTTAATTAAAAGGAGGTAGTGGTATATTCTCTACATCCTCCCACGCTTCGCTGTGGTCGAGAGGAGAAGTACTCAGTAATTAAAGAGGAAGTAGTTACAGAATGATCTAAGAGGGAGATGTTTGTCTTTTGCTCCTCCTCACTGATCATTAGTAAAAAGGGAGGAAGAGAGCTTGTCTCGATTCCTCCCCGGAGATGATGTCCACCCTTCACCACCCCCTTCTCATCCGCCATGTTCAAATCCCTTGGTATAACTTGTGTCTTATTTTGTGTCTTTTTTGAGACTAACCTACCCCTACACCCACGTTGGGATGGAGTTTTTACCACCTCCTCTAGCTTGTCTTTTTTGATCTAAGGACATACCAAGTACTATATGATTGGTCTCAGATTGTGGGTCATCCATAAAGGCAGTAAGCATGTCGTTCCATTCCTCACGTTTACGTTCTTTTACTACCTCTTGTGCTGAGATAGCTAAAGCATCTGTGAAGTATTTAACACCTTGAGCTAATGCGTCTAGACGGTCGTCGTGTTTTACGGCACCTTTCTCCCGACACATCCTTGACATCTGATAGAATAGCATATAGAGGAGTCTAGCTTCGGGTGCGGCTTCCTTATTCGAGTTGTAGTCCCATTCCACCACAGACTTATCAACAATAAGGCGATGTTGATTAAGGACAGGCTCAAGGGTATCAATAATACGGTCTTCTTTTCGGACATTAGCACGTACCTCTTCTACGTCTATACCTTGTTGTGTCTGTTGGAGGTGTTTTTTAAAGAGTTCTGCTACAATACCGTCACCAAAGTTAGTCTCAACGACAAGTTTAGTAACGTTATACTTCTTACAACCTTTAAGGATATCTAGAAGTGTGGAGTCACTGTAGCCGTCTCTATAGGCTCGTACCTCGTGGAGGTAAAGAAAACCATTACGTTGGGAGATAAAACAAGCTGCTGTTTCATCACTACCTCTACCTGAGGGGTCTACGGAGCAGATTGTCTCATTATATGGCCCCCATTCACCTTGTAGTTGCATTGGTGAGTAGAAATAATCCCCAGGAAGACCTACAGTTGGTAGTTCACGGATAACATTACGTGGATCAGAGCACCAAATCACTGAATCTGGAGCTTTAGACGGGTTAACGGCAGTAACAACAAGGTCTTGCATCTTAAGTGGAAACTTTTCAGCATCACTTAAGCTAGTATCTAGCATAAACTGCAACATAAAGTTGCTACGACCCATTGATGCTTCACGTTCAATGAGGTCTTCGTTATCAAAACGATCAGGATCTGTTACTGCCCAAGGTTCAGCACCGTTATCAATGTCTTCTTGGAGTTGAGGTGCTATAAGACCTTCATAATTGGATAGTTTACGTGGTACCCTAGCTGGCCATACAAAGGGTCGATAGTTACGTTCAGCTAACTTACGGTAGATGGTAAAGGTAGTCTGTGGTGTACCAAGGTACATAATCCTACTATCATCTTTAGGCGTTAAGATTGATTCAGCTTCTGTACAAAGTTGAAGGAGTTTTTCTCGCATCATCTCAGTCATGCTATTGCCCGGCACCTCAATATCATCAAGGATCATTAGGTCAGCACGTGAACCAGTTAGCTGACCCGTAATACCTACCGATTTAACGGACGGAGCCTGGTGAGGAGGACAGTTAATATCAAAAGAAATACGAGACCACCTAGCACTGTCAGACTTAGGCTGCATAAAGTTAAGCCAGGGGGTCTCAATAATAAGCTTCTGAAGAAAGATAGACATGTTATCAGCTCGTTCCTTTGAAGCTGAGATAATCATGATCTTCTTTTCATTGTCTTTAAAGAGCGTCCAAAGAACGAACGCTCCAGTAATCCAACTTTTACCTACTCCACGAAACGCTTGAATCTGTAGACGCTTAGGACCATATTGAAGATAATCAGCAATGGCATATTGAGCACGTGTAGGGGATGGGAGGTCTAGCTGATCCCATAGGGCTTGAAGGAAGAGTTTAAAGTCGTCTTTAAGAAGATCGAGGGTACTCCTCTCAGAATCGTTTGTACGGCGTTTTACTGTCATTCCGCTGTCTCCATACCTAAAGCTTCCCAAAAGCCTTCAGGAAGGCGTGGAGCAACCTCTCCGTGGACGTATGCAACTTGCCACACACCATCATCGCGTAAACAACTAAGATGTTTGATGCTATAAGACCCATCAGCTTTAACGTAAGGTGTTCTCACTGATTTAACATCAATCGAAATAGATTGTTTTGTTTCTAGATTTAAAAGCATTAAATCAACAGGTCCAGAAGATGCTACATTTCTGAAAACTTCTAAACCTTGAGAAAGAAAAAAGGCGCAAACTAGCATTTCACCAGCTGCGCCTGTATGATTTTTAGAGTTCATAGAGAATATTTAGTAGCGGCCAGTACGGGCTTTCCTACGTAGTTGATACTCCGACACACCTTGTTGACGAAGTTCTTCTTTAGTTTCTTCAGCCGCTTGACCAGTTTCAGCCAAAGTTTTACCAGTTGCAGCTGTGGTAATTACGTCAAGAGCTTGGTAACCAGCCATACCAGCTGCCAAAGGTGCAGCTACTGCCCCAACAACAGGTTTAAGAACCATTTTACCAGCTTCGGGTACAAGTTTTACAGCCATTTTTCCAAGCTGTTCAGCTACAGCACCTACAACCGCGCCTGTTCCAGTTTGAATTCCAGCTTGTCCGTATTGACCTTGCCGTACAAGTTTAACTGATTCAGGATCAACAACTGTTAAAGCGCCCATACCTGCGCCTAGCGGGTTAGTACGTACTGTTTCCATTATTTCTTGAGCAAAAGGTACACCCCCAAAGAAATTAGCTTTACCTCCGTTAAATTTAATACCTTCAACAAATTCTACAGGATTTTGCGGGACTTTAGGGATTCGACTGGTTCTTGGTCTAACTCTAACTTCACCTGTAACTTTAATCTCAGATACATCAAATTCAGGTGGTATAGCTTGTTGAGTAATATTTTGAGGTAAAGGGGCTGGCTTAGTTTGATATGTAGGGCGGGAGCCAGAAATTTTTACTTCTTGACGACGAAGGTCATCCCTCATTCGAGATTGCGCAGCGGCCTGTTCAACAGGCATACCTGCATCAATATCTAAAGCAGCTTGACGATCTAAATTACCTATTACTTTGAGATTTTCCGCTTCTAAAAGTGCTTCGTAAAAATCCTCAAGCCAGTATTGAGGAATCCCTAATCGCCGCATTTCAGCCTTTGGTATCCTCGGTTTTTCAGCGTGAGCAACATTTAGAACACCAATTTCAGATCGCATAGTACGGCCAGTTGTAGGTCCACCACCCATACCAGTTTTTAGATCAAAATCTTTAGCTCCCTGAAAATGTCCTTCATGGTAAGCCCCAACTTTACCGACTTCTTCGGATAAATTAATCCTATCTTTAGATGCCCACGCTTTACTTCTACCTGCATTAGTTTTATACCAAGCAGCAGTCTCTTTGTTATACGTATTTTCGATCCAGTCTAAAAACTCTTTAGGTATTTTTCTTACACCTTTTTTACTAGGATCTTTAGCCATTTACTTAATATGCGATAAAATAAGGTGTTCTCTATGGGTAATCCCAAAAGTTTCTCTCATCCACGATAACCAATTTCGACTGCCTTTAGCCTGATTACACTTCCAACATGAGGGAACAAGATTTGATGTAAGGTCTTCACCACCAAAGCAGCGAGGACGAACGTGATCCAAAGTAAGTTCATGTAATTCATAAGTTTCTCCACAATAGACACATTGACAATTGAAGTGCTCTTTAATGGCTCTTCTCCAGAGCCTTTTAGCCTCGGGACTTGTCATGGTTATTAGGTTTTGAAGGTAGTGATCAGGACTAGGCAGAAGAGGGGTCATGCTTTTCTAGCTTTACCAACGCGGGCACGATTCTTTGATGCTTTTTCAAGGACTGTTGAACCATCTTTTTTATGAGAGACATCTTTACCATCTCCATTACCATAGGTACCACGTTTACGGTTTTCCTTGTTAAGCTTAGAACGTTTACGGATTTGAAGCTCAGAGGAGTCATATGCTTTCTGGTAAGATTTATAATTACCATTAGCATATTTAGGTCCACTATATTTAGACTTTCGAGCCATAAAGCCTCCGTTGGACAAGTTCAGGATCTACTTTAGGTAGAATGGTAGATAGTTTATCAAGGGGTGAACCTTCAACAGCTACACCACTGATGTCATTCTTAGCGAGCCAATCACAAGCTGCTTTAAGCTCTTGAGCAGTAGCTTCACCTGATTTAATGCGATTGAGGAATTCAGTTGTAACAAGGTTATGAAGCTCGTTAAACATATCCTCTGTTGCTTTTTTCTTAGCCATTTCTCAATACGATTTGGTCTAATTTATTTTCGATGCGAATCATATGATCCTCCATCTTTTGTAAGGCAGTTGATAGCTCTTGCTTTTGAACATAGTTCTCAGCTACACGTAATTCCATTCGATCTACACGGTTAGCAACTTCACCAATCTTAGTGTAAAGTCTATTATGGACAGACACAATAGCTGTAAAAAGAGCTATGCCTGCTGCTACACTTGCTTCAATCATGTTGCTCCATCAATCGAATCAACTTCTGTGAGTAGATGGGATCAGTTGCATAACCTTCCTTCTTAAGGAGATATGCACAGTCTTCACGAGAGGTGGCTCGATTGACACCTTTATAACCTTTGTAGTCTTTATACCATTGGGTAACAAGATGTTCAACGCAGTCGTATGGGGTAGCAAAGTCCTTGAAGGAAGCTTTGATAGTCACTGGACCATTGCCATAGTCTTCCCAGGTAGTCTTAACAGTACCAGTACCTTTGATACCAAAGAAGTTATTCTTACCACTGGTAGCTGTACCAAATGCAGATTCAAGTGCCCATTGAGCAGCAACAACCTCTGGGTACTTAGCACCACAAGCACGTGCTGCAGCTTCAATACCTTCCCAGGTATTATTAAATTGTTGGGGTTCCGAAGGAGTAGAAGTACGCCAAAGCTTTACCCACTCCGCTTCATCAGAAAGACCATAACCACCCAAGAGATGTTCAAGGGCAGTTATGGCTTGTTTTTGATGAGGTAACCCCTTGTAGTTTTTGATAACGTCAAGGAGTTTGATGCTCATTTGAAGGTGTCCTTAATTCGTTGGATTTGATCATCCTCTTTACGTAGCGGTTTAAGAGCATTGATACCGCTAAGAATAAGTTGAACAACACTATTATCTTTTAGTTTTGAAGCACCAATGACTTCAGAACCAAGAAACAAAGCAAGAAATACAAGTGCCTCATAGGTCACTTTAATACCAAGAAGTTCAATCATGATGGTTACCTTTTAATAATGATTAAGCCCAAACTCTAACTGGGCTTTCTGGATACACCGCATAGACATCCCACCCATCCGGCACTTCACCGCGATAGTTGACGTGCCAACCATCGAGCACAGTGGGAGGGGTGATGACGTTACCATCTTCATCCCATTCACCGCCACGGGTAATAGTGCCGATGACATCAAGGGCGTGATGATGCGATGCAGTGATGAAACTGCCGTCCTCGGTAAGCAGCCCAGCAGCTTCCAGCGCAGCCATGCCGGTGGCTTTATCGGGGAAGCGGAAGAATGTTGGGGGTGGGGGTGTGAGGAATTCGTCGGTCATGGTCTGTGGATCCAGTTGGTGAGAAAAATGGCGAATACAAAGCAGATTGCGAAGGTTGTGATCATTGCGTTATCCCCTGGAGGGTTTCGTTACTGAGGCGGGTTGGCCAGTAGGTAAGGCGTTTGATAAGAAAGTTGCCTAAAAATGTGTCATTAGCTCTTCTGCCTATTACTAGATTGTCAACGGTAGGCATGGTCACAGAAACATCAAGACCCTGAAGCACTCCATTCACTGCGCTATTCGTGGAAGTTGATGAAGCACCTATAGCGTTTTTGAATCTAGAGCCGAACGGGGATAACCCATCGGATCCATTGCTGAACTGAAAAGAAGAGCTAGAGCGTATAGTGTTTGTAATACTGTTGGTGCCAGGGCTTTTGAGTAGAAAGATTTCTTCTGCAATACTTGTACCTTGAGCCGCTACGTAAACAAACTGATTTGAGTTATTATCGCCAATCGGAGTTGCCTCCGCAAACACCGTCCCCTCACTTTGGTTGTACCAGCTAGAGAAGTTATTCCCACTAATACTCGCCACGTCAGCAGCGCGGGTGACGGTGGAGCTGGTGGTGGGGATGTAGCTGGTGGGGAAGGAACCGGCTTCTAACTG